ACCTAATACATACATAATCGCCATTGCAAAAATCAGATCTGGGAATGCAGCAAAGATCTCCATGATACGGGAAATCAGTGTATCTTCACCGCCCCTTGTCTTAGCATCACGAACCATTTCATAAGGCACTTTTGCACCTACATCTTCAAATCCAATAGCACCTTCACCAAGGATATAAGTTGTGTACTCTGTATAAGCATCCTGTGCCTTGATACCTTTTCCTGTGTCCTCTGCAACAGCTTCAACAACCTTAGTAGGTAAAGAATCATCAATGATGACCAGTCTGCCGTTCCAAGTACCCATTTCAAGATCACGCTCAATGCCCTGTGCATCTGTGTACTTTAAGTATGCAAGCAGTTTCAGGTTTTCAAGGTTGGTAGCAACTGCACTGTGACAGTAAACCAACTTGAACTTCTGCTTGTTATCACCGCAAGCCTTCTGAATTGCACTGTTCAGGGTTGTTGCATCCATCTTCATAGTATCATCAGTATGTTCAGCACCCGCCTGTGCAATGTTATAGGTGTGTGCTTCAACGAACGCTGCATTGGCTTTCTTAATGTCACCCGCACCAGTGTCCTTCATTCCAAAAACACCTTCTAAGATTGCAAGGATAACATCCTGATCTACACCGTTCCAGTAGTCATTGATCTGATTTCTTACGTTTGCCATGAAGTCAGTACCACCAGTTACATCATAACTGAAATCTGCTTCTGTCCAACCGTTCATTCTACCATATGTGAAAACACCCTGTTCATAGGTGTCAGTCTTGCCCGGTGTAACATTGTCAACACCGTCATAGTTCTGTGGTGTGCCGGAAAGCAGACCAAAGAACGGTAACACTGCGTAAACAGTGCCAGTCTGTGAGTTATTCACAAAAGTGTCACGTAATCTTGCATCACCAACGATTGCACGGGATTCACGTAACTTGTTCAGTTTCACGTTCGGAATAGCACTCATGTACTTACCGAACGCCTTTTCATTAAAACTTTTAGCATCAAATTTTGCCATGTTTCGATTACCTTCCTTTCATCAAATTAAATCTGTGCATCCGGGTTTGCTTCCATGTAAGCGGTGAGTTCGTCATAACTCATTTTTGAGAAATCGACCGTTTCACCCTCACCCGGTTTCTTTTCCCCTGATGCTCCCGGCTGAAAACCTTTGAAATTCTGCTGCTGTTTCTGCTGCTTTTGTGCTTCAAACAGGAACTTGGTGTCATCACCACTTCTTAACTTCTCGATCTGTTCATCCAGTCCCTTGACATTTCCGTCCTTGTCAAGTTTGGCTTCTCCAAGTTCAAGTAACGCTTTGACCGCCCTGATGTTCTTTGCCTTTGCACCAGTAAGTGCCTTTTCAACCGCAAAATCAATTTTCAACTGGTTCAGTTCAGATTCATGGTTTGCCTTGGCAGTGGCGTTTTCAGTCTGTAAGTCCTCAATCTGCTTTTTCAGATCAGCGTTGTCCCCGGCAGATGCTTTCAGGGTTTCTAACTGCTTGTCACGGTCACCGACCTGTGTTTTCAGTCCTTCAACCTCTGTCTGCAAGTTCTTGATTTCTGTTGAAGCAGTACCCTTTGCGTTCTCAATGTCATCACCATTGATTTTCATTACTGAATCAGCCTGTTCCTTGGTAAGTCCTAAATCCTCTAACTGTTTTCTTGTCATTTCTATACCATCCTTTCAAATACGTTTTTATACGGGGTTACTCCCACATGATTGATTGGTTTTGTTCGGTTTACGCTTGACAACCCGCAAGAAAAAAGACACCCGTTGCCGGATGCCTTTTCTATATGCTACTTGACCCAGTAGCCGGGAGATAATCAGGATCACCATGCCTTTCTCATTGTGTACGTTTTCATGTGCCTTTTATCCCCCTTTCTGACCTCATATAACCGCCATATAGCAATTATTACAGGTCTATTGATAACTTGTTAAGGTATGAAAAAAGCACGGTTATTTGACCGTGCTTTCTATACTCTATCTTTGAAGAACTCACACCATTCAGGATTTTCTTCATCAAATATTTTTTTCTGTTCAGGTGTCAGGTTGTGCGGATAATCAGCAAACATATTGAACACTTGCTTTTTGTCAAAACTGAACAGCCATTCACCGACTGAATCAGGTGTATCTTTCCACCAAATCTGATCTGTTTCATTGTTCTTGTACCAGTTACTTGACATCACCCGTCACCCCTTTCTTCTGACTTTCTACTGCGGTATTTATATACCCAAGAATTTGTTCAAATTCAGCGTTTTCATTGAATGATTCAACATCCATAAGAACAACCGATTTTTCCCAAACCTTGCCGAATTGCTTATCAACCGTTTTCCTACATCCAAAACGCTTATTCAGTGTTGCAGCCATTGAACCGTAACGGTCAAATGGCATCCACCCGTTTTGAAATTTTGATTGAAGTTCCAAGTATTCAACACCGCTGTCAACCCGTCTGACAATGGCTGCGTGTTTACCAGTTGCAAGATAGTATTCTTTATTCAAGACAAGATTATTCAGGACTTCCATTGTTCCTGAAATCTCTTTCTTGACCATTGTGATTGAACCATTCACACCCGGTAATTCCAGTATTTTCTTAATGTTACTGTTCATAGAAAATACATACTGACTGCTGCCACCCCTGAAATCAAGAACATCAAGTCCGTTCCTGTTTCCAATGTATGCAAAAGCCAGTGAAGAACATGAACCCTTGGTCATATCCCCACCCGCAAGCCTTTCAATGATTTCATCAGATGACAACGGCTGTGAAAGTTTCTGAACAGGTCTGTGTTCAACCTTGTCTGCTTCACACGCTTTCTGAATCTGTTGAAATGCTTCACTTGGTTCTTTTTCTTTGATTGTATCATCACTGTTGACTGCTTGCAAGCCTGACTTATCACCATTGACAAATGACTTTTCCCATTCCTTATAGGTCATATTACCCGGTACAAAGTAGGTCTTGCCTGTTTCTTCATCCCGTGCAGCACGTTCACCGACAGCATCAAATTCATCATCAAAATATGGTACTGTGGTACTTCTGCAATGAACATGAAACGGCGGTGCAGTCACACCAACCTTCCATTCAGACATAGGGAAATGCTTGCCGTCCATACCCCGGCATATATCCGAAGTATGGGAATCCAGTGTTGCCACAATCTCAAACTGTTCAACATCCAGTTCATCAAAACAATCCTTTTGTGCTGCGGAACTGAAAAAGGCTTCTTCTGTCATTACCAACCGCCCGGCGTTGGTCTTGGAAGTGTTCATCTTCCGGGCAATTTCATCAATGGCTTTCTGCGGGTCTTTTCCCAAGATGATGTTCTGTGTCAGGGTGTTGTTCAGTTCATTGACCAACTTCTGACGGTTGCCCCATATCCTTTCACTGAAATTCTTGCCGTCAACCGCCCAAGGCTTATTGATGACCTTGCTGATCTGCTTGTCATCCAGTGCGGAAAAGTCCCAACCAACACCCACACCCTTCTGAATCTCATAGGCTGTGTGATAATAGCCGGACTTGTAAACATTCCGCATTGTGCTGTCAATGCTGTCAAGTTGGTTTCCAAACATGACTTCAATGCTCTGTTGGGTCTGCAACTTCAAGGCTTCAAGTCTGCTGATATGGAATCTTGCAGATGCGTTTTCAAGCTGCTTGACCCAAGTGCCGTTGATCGCATTTTCCTGACCGTACTGAATGTACTGGTTCACATCCCATTTCAGTTCAGCAAGTTCCTTTGCGTTCAACATCCGCTTTGCTTCTGCAAGGGTTACCCCATTGTTAGATGCAAAACGCTGATACCATGCAGCAATCTGACCTTCAAGTTGCTTCTGTGCCTGTCGGTATTGTTTTTCAATATCCGCATAGCACTGAACCCCCTGTTGGTGTGCAGCCTGTTCAAGCAGTTCAAAACGCTTCTGCCAGTATTCACCGTTATTCATCTACTTCACCGCCCTGACTTCCCTGTGACGGGTCACCTTTATTGTCAGGGTCATCATCTGCACCGTCACCGTTTTGGTTCTGTGTACCAAATGGGTCATACTGTGCAAGCATTTCTTTCTGTGCTTCTTCCTTCTGCTTTTTCAGGCGTTCCATTTCAAGTTGCGGGTCATCCACCCAAGGATGCATACTAATGATTGTTTCATCAGAAATGATTCCCTGTGACTTCTGACAGTTATCAATAATATCTGATTCATTCATCAGCATATCACGGTTGAATACCACATCAACCCCATCTTCTTCACCTTCAAAGTCACCCTGTCCCGTATTGGCAAGGTGGCAGTTGACAAACCAAAGTACATCATCCATTGTTGCCTGTGCTTCTGATTCCGTATCATTGGCATCTGTATCAATGTCAGAATACATTGACTGAATGTTCATCTGATTAGGGTTGCCGGAAAGTCTGTCATCCTTGGCATCATAACCCATTGCGTTTTCAATCAAGGCTTTCTTGAAGATTTCCACAATGGTCTTGTAATTCTCTGCATTGACTGTGATTTCAAGGGTTTCAACCCCGCCCTTGGTGTCCCCGTCATATCTGACCTTTACTGCACCCTTAACTTGATACCCTCTGCATCTGCAAGTGCTTTTACATAGTTTTGGGTACATTTCCAGTCCATACGCCTTGAAGGATGCCCGCCGTCAATATCGTGATGCCAAAACTCTATTCTTTCCTTTGGTACACCAAGTTCAAGAAGTTTTAGGTAACAAGCAACTGAATCCTTACCGCCGGAAATCAAAACGACTATCAGATCATATTCTTCAAGTGGTAAAAGTTCCGGCAAATAGATTTTCTTGAAATGCTCTGAATCAGTTCTACCGTCAACCCTTGGTTTCAATTTGATGTCCTTGCCATATATCGGTGCATCAGGAACACCTAATCTGACGGGCGTTTCCTTGGTGCAATCCGCATCTTTTATGAAATCAATCATTGCCTTTATCCTTTCCCAGTTCCTTCAAAAAGTTGTCTATTGTCAGCACACCTTAGTACAATCAGGGGTGTCTTTCCTTTATCAGATTTCGCATTAAAATCTGAAAACCTGTTACACATCATTGAACTTTTTGAACGGTGCTGTTCAAACCGCCGGGGTTTCACATTAAAACCACCAAAACCTGTTGACCGACACACAATAGACAATTTTTTGAAAGAACTGAAATCCTATTCCTTGGTTCTTTTCCCCGGAACTGCTGCAACAGTTCTTTTTGAAATAGTCAGGAAGTCGGGGAACTTCCTGACCTGTGAAACAAAGTGCTGTGTCATCTCGTGCGGTTGATTCTTCCACTTAACAGTTTCTTGTTTTAGGGGTAAAGTGCCGATTGGTTCAGCCTGTCCGCTTTCTTCAAATAGTGCGGTACACTGTGCTTTCTTGCCCTACCGTTCCTGTTTTCTTCAACTACTTTGACGGGTCATGTTTATTCTTCACACGCTCTATCTGCTATCCGGCAGCCTGACCACCATGTCACTTGCGTGTAGCCCTATCGCTTCACCCGTGTCCTTCCTACTTGCTTTGTTTCTGTAAGTTAAGAACTCTTAACTTGGCTTTATCTTATCACCAGTGGGAAAATATGTCAACAGTTATTTTTAAGTTTTCTTAACTTTTTTTCAAGTTTGATTGAAAAAGTCTTAACTTTGCTTTATAATGAGGATGAACAATAATATATAAGAAAGGGGTGTTCACTAATGCCTGATACATTTCAGCACCGCTTCATTGAAGCAATGAACATCAGAGGACTAAGACAGGTTGATGTTGCGGAAAGGTCAGGACTTGATAAGGCACAAATCAGCCAGTACAAAACAGGAAAATATGAACCAATGCAAGATGCCCTGTATAAATTGGCACAAGCCTTGAATGTCAATGTTGCTTGGCTTATGGGGCATGATGTACCTATGGAAGTAAACCGGGAAGAATTGGAACAGAAAGAAAGGGTGTGTGATCTGCTTGAAAAGTGTTACGGTTCAGGTGCGTATGAACTGGTTGAACTGTTTGCCAAGTTGAATGAAACTGGTAAAAATAAGATCATGGAAGAATTGCATGATACAGTTGCACTACCAAAATATACTGCCAAGGAAAAAAGGGACGGTCAAAAAATGGCATAATTTTCCATAAGTACGGTAACATTATCCATGTAAGTTTCACTTAGTTACGGTTGGTTACGCTTTGGGTTACGGTTCTAAAGCGTTGATTTTACGGTAAAGTTACGGTTGTTACACTTTCACATAACTTTTCTTATATAGAATACTTAACAATACATAGATTATAAAATAAAAAAAGTAAAAATATAGAGTATAAGGCGTGAACCGTAACCGTAACCGTTAAAAAGAAAGGAAGGTCAGATTTATGAAAAAAGTCATTAAACTTGTTGTTTTAGTAATTGTTGTTATTTTCGTGATTATGGTTGTGAAGGATATTTCAAAGAATCCCATTCAGAAAAAAGAAACATCATCAGAAGAAATTCCCGTCATCTTGGATGCAGATGCTTATTCAAGAATTTCATCTGAACAGTTGGTTGAATTACTTGGTGAACCAAAGTCAACAGAAGATTGGAACAATGAAAATTCCAAAGGCACATTTCAGATGCAGCTTTGGCTGAATATAACAACAACCCTTGGGATATTGACCGGGAAAAGGTGACCTTGGTACTTTGAAGGTGGAATCAAGACCGCTGCCGGAAAATACCGTATTGTTCCGATACATGACCGTATCAAACCATTTGTGAAAGCACTGGTTGATGAAGGGAACAAGTATCTATTCACCTATCAGGGCAAAAAGTTCAGTCAGGCAAATTACTATAAGTGTTGGGGTGAAGTCATGGAAAAGATAGGTGCAGACAAGACCCCGCATGAAGCACGGCACACCTTTGAAACACTTCTTGACAACGCCAAAGGAAACAGGAAATGTATTGATATGTTAATGGGGCATAAGTCAAAGGATGTAGGAAATCGGGTATATAATCACAAGACAATTCAGCAGTTACGGGAAACCATTGCCCTATTAAAATAATATTTTTTACACTGAACCAGTAACAAATTAGAAACAAAAAAGGCGGTAAACCCTGTATTTTCAAGGATTTACCGCCTTAGTTTCTGTATTATATCATATGGTTCACAATTACACAATGTGTAAATCAGAATTCAAACAATTCTCTTAACTATTTAGTTGCAATCATTGTTTCACAATCCAAAAACAGCGTAACATTATTCGACCAATTACCAAATGGTTCAGAATACATAACTCTCCCAAACACATTCAAAGGATAAAAACTATCAATCGTCTAGAAAAATCAATCTCTATTCCTTCATAAACTAATTTTGCACATAATTTTTCTTCTACTACCCGCTTTGTGTTTTCAAAACCATCCAAAACTGACATAACAGCATTTAACAATTCATCCCCTCTTTTCTCAAGGGAAAGTAATAATAACTTAGCTATAATCCTACCTCCTCAATCATTTGCTTAAAATATTCTTCTAAACATATTCCACGTTCATAAATTTCCTTAGCAGCCTCTTCTCCCACATAACGATAATGCCATGGTTCGTAGCTTGTCCCGGTTATTTTCTGTTTCCCCGGTGGATATCTCAAAACAAAACCATACTTATAAGCATTCTCAGCAAGCCACCCATAAACATCTTCATTGCTGCACTTTGATTTGTCTGCATTGATGTCTACTGCGATCCCAAGTTGATGTTCACTGGTTCCCGGCAATGCTACCCACTCTTTCGCCGTTCTTTCTGCTTTGACCTGTGAATATCCCTGATTTATGTAGCTTTGTATCTTATCATCCAGTATCTCCTGTTGCTCTTCCGCTGTTCTATAGCCTTCACGAACAACAGGATATACATCTTCTGTTCTTGCTGCATCAAACATTTCCTGTAAGTAAGGATAGACTCTACTATCTACCATCTGACCATTTGATAATTCTGTTAATTCTACCTCGTAATCTTCCGGCAATTCATTCCACCTATTCACAACAATAAGATTCCATTCCTCTGAAACCGGAATCTTATGTGTAATACTCAATCTGGAATAAGCATTCCCTATCATCTGGCATAATATCAATAGCAGATATGCTGTAACTGCTGCTTTCAGTAATTTTACAATCCATTTTCCTTTTGTCTTCTTTGTTGCCATAACCCTTCTATGCCTTCAATCTTCTTGACCAATTCCTTATGGCAAATGGGATACAACAAATACCTATCATCATTGGAACTGTGATCAACAGATAAGGCGACCATATATATTTTCCAAAGATATGAAACGTATTCGTTCTAAAAATATCCGCACCACTGCCAACTAAAGGTAACAAATCCAATACCTTTTGCAATTCATATGGAAGATATTCTGCTATCATCATTGGACCATAAACACAAGCCAGACTAAACAACAATGCAAGTACATTATTTTTCATGGTAGCAGATATAAACATTACAACACCTGCAAATCCAATTGCTCCGAGCAATGCAAAAACATATTCATAGATTTCAGCCTGTAACATATTCATAGGTGCAATTGCAATCAGCTTAATATTCTGAATCGGCATATCCCATCCTGATGTCCCCATAAAAAATACCTGCGATAAAATGCTGGGAATTACAAGTATTATAAAAAATTCTACTGTAAATACTAATCCCGTTAATATTTTTGCTGATGCAACTTTTCCCCAGCCATTCTTCGTTGTTAATACCAAAGAACTTGTATTATCATGCCACTCGCCTGCAAATAGAGACGACAAAGCGATTGCCAAAAACAATGCCATTACAACACCCAAATCTGCAACCATGCTTCCAAGAAGCTGTGACCATCCTTCTACCCATTCATAACGGAAAGGCTTCTCTACATCCTGCTCCATATGAAGCAGATATTCTTTTTCAGCTCCTACTTGTCCACTATTCTCCAAAAAATCTTCAACCGCCTGCTGTCTTCTCTCATAAAATCCGGTCAGCTTATCAGTATTAACATAACTTATCATTGTTTGATATGTGCCTGTTTCACGAAGCTCAGGATACAACGTACCAAGCCAGCTGTTGATAATTCTCCAATCCGTTTTTTCTAACTCCTTTTCCATACCGGCAGCTTCCAACTGCTGATAATCTCTCACTAATTGCTGCAAAGTCTCATCCGTTAATTCTTCTCCAAAAGTAAGTGCATACTCCTGACTTTCTCTTATCATCCCATATCCATCAAAATTATTGCCAAATGCACTTGTATAATCGTCTGAACTTCCGAAACCAATCCACTGAAAGGAAAGTATGCTCCCAAAAATTACGGTATAAATAAAGCACAACAGTACGCAAATCTTAACTATGCGCTTTCTCCATAATTTCTTATGTTCTAATAAAAATAATTCCATCCTACTGTCCCCCTTCTTCTGTTGGGAAATAATATAAATAAAGGTCTTCCAAGGTTGCTTCACACGGAACTGCCTGTTTGCTAGGCATATTGTCCGAAACAATACGCAGCACCATATCCTTTCCTTCATGCCTTAAATTTGCAACTGTCGTTCTTGTCTGCCATTTTCTTGCTTCTGACGGGGAAACGGTAAGCTCCCAAACTTTACCATTTGCTTTTTCTGTTAATTCCTGAACCGCTCCCTGCAACACAAATTTGCCTTTCTTCATCAATAACACTTCATCTGCTATTGCTTCTACATCCGACACAATATGCGTTGAAAGAATCACAATTTTATCTCCGGCATATTCTGAAAGTAAATTACGAAACCGCACTCGTTCCTTCGGATCAAGTCCTGCTGTAGGTTCATCCAAAATCAAAATACCCGGATTATTCAATAATGCTTGTGCAATTCCAACTCTCTGTTTCATACCGCCGGAAAATGTTTTTACTTTCTTATTTGCCACATTACTTAACCCTACTACCTCTAACAGTTCATTTGCCCTTTTCTTTGCCATATCCTTTGGTATCCCTTTAAGAGCTGCAACATACATCAAAAATTCCATTGCTGTATAATTGGGATAATATCCAAAATCCTGTGGTAAATATCCCAATACATTTCTATAATCAGCCCCCAGCGAGGTTATCTCTTTTCCATTCAACAACACTTCACCAGAAGTTGATTCCAAAATAGCACACAGCATACGCATCAAAGTTGTTTTTCCAGCACCATTTGCTCCCAAAAGACCATATACCCCTGGCTTTAAAGTTGCACTCACACAGTCTACTGCTATTTTACTCCCATACTGTTTCGTTAATCGATCAAGCAATAATTCCATACATTTTTCCTTCCTTTCTCATCTCTACAATAAATAGAACTTCTTTCATAAAAAATATCCCGAATACTACAAATGCAATCAACCAAAATCCAATTGCGGATGTTGCGTATAACCACGGTATTACCCTTGATGAAATTGCCCAGCAGACACAGGAACCAAGCATTACAATCGCACATGTCCATATGCTCTCTCTTCTCTGTAACCGTACTAGCCTAAGCATTCCTGTCATACAAACCAGATAAGGAACTAGGCAATACAACACCATTTGTCCTAGCTTGCTGTAATCATTCTGTAATGACACTTCCAGCCATAATACAATCGTGATACAGACCAGATTAGCAGAACCTGCCAAGACTAATTTCGCCAATATAATCTGGGCACCGGATGCTCTCGTTACCGCCTCAATTTCACTCATTCCATATAACTGACTCTTGAAAAGAACGGGCATGGCAGTCACCACAAAAAGTGGCATAAAGATTGGAATATTCTGTGGAATATCCGCCACGCTGGCAATCATCAGACAAACAAAAAATAAGGTTACCGCCTGCAAAATAAATATCGGTATCCCTTCAAACCGAAAAACATCTGACAAATACTGAAAGAAACTTGTTCTTGGCTCTTCTTTATAAAGCATTTGTTCTTTCATAATTTCAGTACAGTAATTTATGGTTTCTTCCAGTCTCTTTGGTTGTACTTCCTGTCCTAAAGATTGATACAAATTGCTTTTCAATGTTCTATCTTTCATTTTCTCGCCTTCCTCATGATTTTTAATCCATTACAGACTCTACTTTGTGCAGTTCTCATGTTACATCCCATTACTTTTGCTATTTCATGAAATTCAAGCTGCTCTCCAAATCGTAATATAATTGCTTCCCTTTGTTCGGGGGATAAGGTACTTAAAAGATAATTTACCTCCTCCTTATCCTCCAGCCTGAGTATTTCATTACATTCGTCAACAATACTTTCTTCATCCTCTAACGGGCAAAAATGTATCTTTCTGCTTTCATCAATACACACTCTATTTGCAATGGTGTATAAATAGGCTTTAAATTTTCTTTTTCCCTGATAGCCGGATATATTTTTAAACAACTTATAAAATATTTCCTGCGTCAAATCTTCAGCCTTTTCCACGCTGGAGCAATGCCACCTACAATAGCGCAGTATAGATGCATAATAACGAGTAATCAATTCTTCTGCCGCCCGTTCATTTCCATATTTAATTTGATCTATCAATTTGTCATCACTTAACACTCTCCAGCCTCCTCCCTTGTGATTCTCTATATATAATAACGCTTGACATTTTCCAAATGATTAAAGGCTTCATTAATTTTTGCAAAAAATTTTGCAAACTGTAAATTTATTACCAATTTTTTATACTGACACACCCTCCATGTGTGCCCAAAACAACCTTAGCAAGGCATACAGTTCCCGGTTATAAGTCGCATACTCCGGATAACGGATCTGTATCGCCTGCCAAAAGAAAGGTGCATAGGCACAGCAGAACAAATCCTCCACTGTATACTGCCTGCACTCGTTTACCTGTTCCTCTGTTTTTGTGTAATCATCTACACTCGGTGTGCCATTGCAATACAGGTTAAATGCCATTCGCACCACCTTCATACTGCCACTGGTCTGCCAGCCTTCATGCAGACACTCAGTTTTTACACATCCCGTCTTAAAATCATAGATGCTATCAACATTTCTTCTCGTATCATCGCTGATACCAAGGCAATAGCAAAGTGCCTTGTGGTACACATCCTGATAGCGTACCTCTTTTAATTTTTCATAGTAGAATTTTTCATGTGCTTCGCTGATAAAATTGATTGTCTGTTCCTTTTTGTTTTCTGCTCCTAACGCTGTGTTGTTCATAGTGAACCTCCTTTTAAATTGAATTGAAAAAGGCACTCCTAATGGAATGCCCTAATATAAAAAATAGGGACACTCTTTCAAGTATCCCTACGTTCTATCAACATATCTGATAGTTCTCTATTTACTTTCATATTCAGAATTCTTTGTGTTCCCACAACCGAGGTCTAACGCTACAACAACAGTCACCTTCCTCACAAGCTCTTTTTCCTTGTGATTTTCAGCAATCCTGTTGAAGCTGAAAAACTCTACAAAGTGCGTAAATTCAAGGATTTCTACATATCCTTTCTGTGTAGTCCTACCACCGTCTCCACATGTGTCGATAGGGTAATTGAGATGCACTTTCCAGAGTTTTCACTGTACTCTGGGAGTGAAAAATGTTGCAATCCTCTCTGATGAGGCTACAAAAATTGACATAATGCACTCTCTTATGTTCCTGCATAGAAAAAGATTGCATTGTATTTTAGATGTAAGCCAAATCAGCTTACGATTGACTCTGCTCTTTCTCTATGGTCCACTACTCATCCCTTGATGATAACTTCTAAGATATTGTACCATAGATTGTTTATTTGGGAAATTACTTCCCGATAAAAATGGGCAGAAGAAAACCTCCAAATCTGTTTTGGACTTGGAGGCTTGATTCCAACCATTTTATTATATAACCGGTTACTTTTCTAATGATTCCAAGCACAATCTATGCAAAAACCATTTCCACCATCATTTCTTAAACTTATACCACACCCACAATCTGGGCAGGTGTCAAAGACATCATCATATCCATCATCTTCTGCCTCTTGTAGAGTCCAATCCGCATCAAATGGATTAATATCCTTGGCACTAATCCTTCTTGGTAATAAAGGATACCAACAATCCAACTCGTTTCCTTTTTCAATCACATTTCCCCACCATAATACTATCGGGCATGTGTTAGATATGTTTAAGTCTGTAGCACAAAACGAACCAAAACCAAGCGAAGGTGTGAGATTATAACCTAATGGATATAGCCCCTTATGCTCCTGTATATTTTGTGTAATCGCAATACCTTTTTTCAGAAATTCTTCCTCTGCTATATCCCTGTTTACTAAATTTGAGAATATGCCTGCTGTATATTTGTATCCAGCATTCCGAAAACAATAATATACTTTTTTCCCTTTGATTTCCTCTAACTTTTCCACATATGCACTAATTTCTGGTAACTTAGATAACTTTGATGAGGGCCATAAGCAATCCTGAATTGGCTCATATGAAACTCCATTATCATGCCTTTTAATTTTTTTATTATTACATATCTCACGCCATCTAAGAATATTAATTTTAATGTTCTTAGTTTTACACAACTCTTCTAATATTCTTTTTGAAAAATCCAACCCACTCTGACACGCAATCATATAAATAACATCTATACGAGACCCTTCTGGAATCATTTCTATGCAACGTTTAATATCTTTTCTCAATCTACTTCCAGTGTATAAGCCATCATCTAAATATACATAATATTTTTCACTCATCAGCTTTCCGGTTCTTATGCCACACCCATATTTTTGATTCACTCTATCGTTTAACATCTCAACCAATTGCGACTGACTTTTCCCACTTTCTTGAATATTCCAAAAATATATATCTTTCATGGGTTCTTCATCTGTTGCATTTTCATTTTCCGATTTCAAATAATCCATCATCTTGTCTAAAAATAAATTGATCTTATCCTTTGGGAAATACCATTCTTTCAGTATATGTAAAGTTTCTTCCAGAATTATATTCTGAGTATCTGGACTAAACTGAGAAATCCACTTATGAACATGTTCTTGGTTCATTTCAATTTCAATGGAATCCTGTCTAAAACCTTTAATTATTTCTGCTATTTCTCTTTCCATTATATCTTTTTGCATTTCAGCAACATACCTCTTTCTAATATGTTTGCTTTCCTATTAAATTATTAGAAAAATCAAACAAATTATCATAATGTATTATATCAATATCATCAGCCTTTTTTCGTTCCCGTTTTATAATATATGTCTTATCTCGAAAATCCGTCCTTCTTCCAGCAACTACTACATAATGAAAACGTGACATATCTAAAACATAAAATTCTTCCGGCAAATCAAACGCACTATTTTTATATTTCCGCATAATCTCTCCAAAAGAACTATAATTTGCCGGAAGCCATCTTTTCCAATCTTCCAACTGTGATATTCCATCTCTAAATTCTGCTCCTAGTTGTCCATCTTTTAATGTAATATTCCCGTATGGGCTTTCTAATTCAACAAAAATAAACTCAAAGCCTCCAGAACACTTTCCCAAGAGAAGATAATCAGCTTTGTACGAACTTCCCAATTGGAATTCTGGGAATAAATATGCTCCATGATTCCCAATATTAATAGATAATCCCCAAATGATAGATCCTATTATATGGTAGTATTCTTTTTCTCTTATGAAATTTAATATACTTCTTTCTGTGCATTCCGTATTATCCAACAAAGAAAGAAATTCTTCATTTGCATGCTCTAATCGTTCCACATCTCGTAATTCAGCAACATCTAGATAATTATTGGGAAAAAGCGATTTGCACATTCTTGCAGCTTTAGGATATGCCATAAAATTATTGACTCTTCCGAATCCACTTACCCTCTTTTCCCAAAATTTTCGTCCTGTTATTTCTTCATATTGCTGTTCTTCCGTTTCTGTTAACCCTAAATGGTAATCCCTCTCATATAACATACATTTGTACTATCCTATTCCATTGCAAAATAATTTTTTACTTTATTCTTTTGAACCGTTGCAACAAATGCTTTTTATGCTCATCAGCTATTGTTTTATCATAAATCAACATTTTTCCATCTTTATTAGACATAATTTCTGTTTCATTATTAAAATCCCAAAAAGAATGATTCGCTTGTTTATGTAACAAAACCTTACTTTCACAAAATTCTATTGCAGACGGATGGCAATTAAAAATTGTATAATTAGCACCTCCGGGAGTTAAAAAACTTTTATATTTAATTCCATCTATTCCCGTTTTTCGCAAATGATCCGCTATTATCTGTGTCGCCCGATAAGCATTTTCGCCCCTCACCGGCTGGGTAAAACGGAGCATTAACTGCGAAAAGAATACACCCATGCTCATTCCGTAAAACTCAGTATCTTTTCGCTGAAAAGTCTTTTCGGACTCAAAATCAATAATATATAATGGTTTTAGCACTTTGAACTTTGCAAGAGAAATCAAATCGCCAAACTGTGATTTTATCTCCATACAAGCTGTTTCTGGATTAGAGGCAATATATAAATAAGATGCTCCCGCAATATTATTTCTCCCTTCGCTTCCTATTCCTAAAATAGGTTCTCTTGAATTTATATCATCATACCCCATGAACTTATTATCTTGAGTTTTTCCAATCCCTTTTTTTAAATCATCATCATCCTCTGGATTAATAATTCTTGCTCGATAATATTCTGTCCCCACCTCTAAACATTTTTTAAACTGCGATATCTCTTTATTAAGTACGATATCATCAATAATAGATTGAATTCTTTGAATTTGTTCAATTAAACCTTGTTCTGTTTCTATTGCGTCCATAAATTTATTAAAATTATTTCTTGCATTTACAGACCATCCCCACGCATTCATTGATTCCTTAAAATCTTGCAAGTTATCATCCATATATTTCCCACCTATACATAAAATATTTTTTCTTAACTTTGCCAAACTATTAAACAGAAGCCTTCAAGTCATTAAACTCAAAGGCTTCTCATCTTCATTAAAAATTTTCTTATGCAAGTGCAGGTTCCTTCCCTGCAATAATCGCTTTCACTTCTTCTATATCCTTATCTGTGGCTGAGGCTATCTGCTCTGCTGTAAAACCATTCTTATACATTTTCATAATGAGTCCTGCCTCTCCAATCGCAATACCATCTTCTTTTATTCCCTGACTCAAGTTACACATAACGCTCACATCCTTCCTGAAGTTCTCCTCAATAGGAATATCGTATTCATTTCCAATTATGTTTAGTTTTTCATCTATTGTAAGTTCCTTGGATAACAATGCTCCCAGCAGACGGTGCAGTTCATACGTCTCATCATGTTCCGGCAGATTCTTTGCCAGTCCAAGCATGATGATATTCAGCAGGTCAAGATTTCCCTTCCATTCATAGGAACCAATCAAATCTTCCTTTGTGAGATGCACATGGCTCATGCTGCTCTCGTCCATATTCATACATACCCAGATTGAATATACACGCTTAATGTCATCGTAGCTGGAGTTCTCAAAATCACGTTCTTTTTGTGATGAAATCAGTCTGCTCACATAAAAGATTGCCCGGTTTAAGATTTCATATCCCGTCGGCTCGTCTTTCTGTGCTTCTACATTGATGATAATCTGTGACAATCCATCTTTCATGCGCACATAAAAAACGATATCAAATCTTACCAGACCTTCATTGATCTCTTCATTTTCTGTGTTGAAACCGACCAGTCTTTCACCATTTTTTTCGCTGGCTGCATTTGTGAGTCCAGGCTCTACCGGTACCGTACTGATATGTGGTGTTCCCTCGATGCAGTTGACCACATCCTTGGGATTCATGCCCTTAAACTCATCAACTGTTTTTACCAGTATATGTGCCAGTATGCTCTTCTGCCCTAACAGACGCTTTGCACTCGTATCATACTGTGCATCCTTGTCTGTTGCTTTCACTGCATTTTTTAATTCTGTATTCACTGGCCTTCCTCCTTTTTGTAACAGATATAGTCATCCCCAAAAAGGCATCTGACCACACCTATATTATAACTTACCCATTTCTTTTATACAATCAATTTTTACATTTGAAAAGAGAACATAAGAAAAACTCCAAACCTGTCATAGACTCGGAGTCTTGATTCCATCCATTTTTTACATTGTCTGCACCGTTGCATGTTGTTCCTGCTCCTCATGCTCCAAAGCATCCTGCTCTGGTACATGCTCTATATTTTTCGCTGCTTCCTGCCCTTTTCCCATATACCGGATTTTAATGCTGCTGTAATCAACCCCTGCCGGTTCCAGCACTTTTTTCTCTAACATGTTTAACATCGCCTCGGTGTCAAATTTTCCCTCAAAATAAAGTTCCTCATCCACCTTTATCGGTACATCCATTTCTTTCGGTGAACTGCCAAGGATCGTCCTCCAGCGTCCGGCTACTTTTCCACACATTTCCATAAATCTTTCATGGATATCCGGCTGTTCATTACAGGTCTGCAAAATCCTTTGTGCCACCTTTCTCCATGTAGGTGTCTCTATCCATTCTCCCGGTGCGAACTGGACTGCCAGCGGTCTTTTCCCTTTCAGTTCTGCCGGGGACACTGTGATAAGGCTGCTTTCCCGGATCGTATCTTTCACACTTGTATGCACCTCGCCACTCCGGTACATCTGGAGCAGTGCATCACATTTGGTGTTTACAAGCTGTAACATTTCCTCCCTCAGTTCTTCTATCAGTTGCTCATAATTCATACGCTTTTCTCCTCCTCTCCTGTCACACAATCTTGTGTTTCTTTCTATAATCGTTCTTCCGTTTATTTCCCTATTGCACACTTTTCTGTTCCTATTGTTCTGCATTTGTTTCCTATTTTTATGCCAACAATAAAACGCCCGGATCATCGGGCATTTTATTCTTACCATAAACTGGCAGGAACAACGTTTCCTATTTACTTGCTGCCATTCCTGCCGCAGTCTTACTCAGATCGAATCTCCTGTTCCATGACAATGCCTGACTGGAACTGTATCAGCAGCTTCTCGCTGGATTCCACTTTGATGGTCGAGATCAGCCGTCTGACAAGGTCATTGTCGAACTCCTGTATCTGGCAGGTGCTTGTGCTTAAGTAATGGTCGATATCTTGGATTCTCTGTTCATAGCTGTCAGCCATCCATTTCTCGTTTCTGGCTGTTTTCTGTGCCTCTTTTAAGGCATTGATTTCTTCTGCTATGGTGCGGTAGCGTTCATCAAACTCCGGTGTGTAGGAGCCAGTCTTTGCATTCTCTGCAATCAGTGCCACCATCTCTTCCTGCTTTTCTTTTATCTTTTCTTCGTATTCCTCAGACTCTTTTGCGGTGCTGTAGTTCCCGATGACATGGATGATGTTCTGCCGGAAGTTTTCCATAAATTCCATATCATCACTCGTGATCCTGTGGATGGTCTCCATCACTGCCCTGTTTAATGCGTTCTCTTCGAGTGTCTCGGATTCCCCGCATTTCTTCACTCCGTTGGTCAGCCGGTTGCTGCATCTCCAGACAACTTTCTTTTTCCCGTTTCTCGCCCAGGTGACTCTCCGGTACTCCTGCCCGCATTTTCCGCAGATCAGCATGCCGGTCAGTGCATAGGTGGAGGAATACCTGCTCCTCTGGTTCTTCTTCCGGGTGACAGCCGCCTTGCATAAGGATGCCCTGCGCATCATCTCTTCCTGTACCCTGTAGAACAGCTCCTTCGGTATGATTGCCTCATGGTCATCTTCCACATAATACTGCGGTACGATTCCAGTGTTCTTGACTTTCTTTTTTGTCATGAAATCCACCGTATAGGTTTTCTGCAGTAATGCATCTCCCATGTATTTTTCATTTCGGAGCATTTTGTCTATTACCGTGGAATGCCATTTGTCCTGCCCTGTGGCAGTTTTGATTCCCTGCTCCTCCAGATGCTTTGCAATCTTCCCGGTACTGTAGCCTTCCAGATAAAGCCGGAAGATCAGCTTTACGATCTCTGCCTCTTCGGGTACGATGACCAGGTCACCATCCTCGTTTTTGGTGTATCCCATGAACTTTGTGCAGTTTACGATGACCTTGCCTTTTTCAAATTTCCTCACGACTCCCCAGCGGATGTTCTCGCTGATGTTGCGGCTCTCCTCCTGTGCCAGGCTGCTTAAGATGGTGATGAGAATTTCACCGGTTCCCTCCAGTGTATTGATCCCCTCTTTCTCGAACACCACCGCCACATTCTTTTCCTTGAGTTTTCGGATGGTCACCAGCGAGTCTACCGTGTTCCTCGCAAACCTGCTGACCGACTTTGTAAGGATCATGTCAATCTTTCCTGCAAGGGCATCCTGTATCATGGCATTAAAGTCTGCCCTTTTTTTTGTGTTTGTTCCGCTCTTTCCGTCATCCGCATAGATGCCGGCATTTTTCCAGTTTTCATTTTCCGATATCTTGCTGGTATAATACTCCACCTGTGCCTCATAGCTGCTGTCCTGCTCTTCCAGTTCCGTACTGACACGGCAGTAGGCAGCGACCTTCATTTTCTTCTCTGACAGTTTCACATTCCGGTCATACTGCACCTTGGCAGGTATCATGCTGATCTTTTTTGCTGTTTCTGCCATCTGCTCTCCCTCCTAATCCTTGTACCCGGCTGTGACACGGCTCCCATTGATAAGCTCCACTTCTGCCATGTTTCCACCATGCACCCAGATGCGTGCGATTATTTTTCTATATAAATTTTCATCAAATGTTTCCAGTTTCTTTTTCTCTGCAAGGATGTTTTTGATCTCCTCTGCCCGGAACTCCCCATCCCTGACCTCCAGTGTCCGGTAGCGTTCCTCTGCCCTTTCATAGAGCAGTTTCATCAGGTCTGTCTCTGTGCTTTCCTGCTCTTCTTTCATCCGCTGCAGGTTCCGCTCCAGAACCCGGTACTGAGGGCTGACCTTTTCCTCCTGCCTTTGTACTCGGAGCAGGCCTTTGTTTCGTATCACTGCATTGATGGCTTCTACACACACCTGCTTTGCCTGCCCGTCTGTAATAAAACTGTTCCTGCAGTTTTTTGCTCTGCCAGTCACATAGTTCCTGCACTTCCACTTGGCAGTGCCGCCACGCTCTTTTTTGTGGTTCGGCTGGATATGGCTGCATACTGCCCCGCATTCTGCACACCAGATGACACCTCCGAAAAGGATTCTTTCATCCCTGCCGGGCCGGTGGTCTGCCCTTCCAAGCTCTGCCCTCACCTTTTCCCGTCTGCGCTGGACTCTCTCAAACAGTTCCTCTCCTATGAGCTGCGGATAGTATTCTGTGCCAAGGTAGCTTGGGTTTTCCAGTATCCTGCCAATGGATGCATGGGTCCAGGACACTTTCCCTTTTGCATTGCATATGTTTCTCCCTTTCAGGTTCTGGGCGATCCTGCCTGCCGCCACTCCGCTGTCATAGTCTGTAAATATCTGTTCCACAATCTTTCTTTGCTCTTCGCAGATGGTGATTTTTCCATCCACAACTTTATAGCCGATTGGCATGTGCCACTGCATCCTGTCCACCTCCCCTCTCCGTCAGTTTCAGTCCGTTGTATAGGCAGAAGGTGATGTCGTGTTCTTTGGAGACCACGATCTTCTCCGCTGTCATTTTAAACAGTTGCTCGTCAAACTCCTCCCTTAATCCGTCCTGTTCTGCAATCAGTTGGATAAGCTGTTCGGTCCGTACAATTTCTTTTGTCCTCCGCAGCTTTCTGGTCAAAAGTGTCTTTTTTCTTCTGCATTCCGTCAGCTGCCAGCCAAGCTTGCTACTGCTCTCCATAAAAAGAGCAGAGTCCATATATCCTTTCCTCATGACTTGGTTTAGGATTTGGCTCTGCCCGCTTATATCTTTGATTTCCTTATCCAGTTGTCTGATTTCCTCACTGTCCTGCCTTGCTGCCACAAGTTCTGTCAGCTCTTTTAACAGCGGCTCTAATATCGTTCCCTGATTGGTGTACAGCTTGTTCCACATGTCTGTAAAAGCCCGGTGCAGTACATCCTCCCGGATGGCTTTCATGCAACAACTCTCTTTATCCTCCACATGTCCGCTGCACGTCCAGATGATTTTCTCATAGGGTTTCCCGATGTAGATTTTCTGCCGCCGGAAGGTTCTTCCGCATTCCCCACAGATGATTCTGCCGGAAAACAGGTATCTTTTGGTGTAGTCACTCTTGTTCATGTGCAGTACATCCACCCGGTATGCCATCAGGTTCCGCACCGCTTCTGCCTCCTCATGTGTGACGATTGGCGGATGGCTGTCCTTGATGAGATACTGGTTTCTCTGTCCGTTGTTTACCCGGCGGACAAATGGGAACCTTGTTTCTGTATAGGTTCTCTGCTGTAGCATATCTCCCTCATAAATCGGATTTTTCAGAATGTCCTGTATCACCCCGTCCTGCCACTTTTCTGCACCCCGGATTGTCGGAATGCCTTTCTGGTTCAGTGCCTTTGCTATCACATACACTCCCATGCCGTTTAGGTAGGATTCATAAATCCACCTTACGGTTTCTGCCTCGGATTCTATGATGACTAAATTTCCATCCTCATCTTTTCCATAGCCATACGCTGGTGTGGATATGATATAGGTTCCATCCTGAAAGCGTTTCTGTATCGCCCAGCGGTTGTTGCTTGAGATGTTTTCTGATTCCCCCTGCGCCACCGATGCCAGGATGGTAATGAACAGCTCGCTTTTTTCTGACAGCGTGTTGATGTTCTCTTTTTCAAAGTAGATTCCAACGCCAATCTCCTTCAGCTTTCGGATGGTCTGGATGCACTCCACCGTATTTCTTGCAAATCTTGTGATGGATTTCGTAAGGATCAGGTCGATGTTCCCATCCTCACAGTCTGCGATCATCATCTGGAACTCATCCCTGTGCTTTACGTTTGTTCCGCTGATTCCTTCATCCGCATACACCCTTGCAAACTCCCACAGGGGGTTGCTCTCGATCTTTTCCGTATAGTACTCGACCTGTGCAGTATAGGAAGTTGCCTGTGCCTGACTGCCGGTACTGACTCTGGCATATCCGCACACTTTCAGCCTGCGTTCTTCCTGTGTATGTTTCTGCGCTTTTGCTGCCTTTATGACAGTCACTTTTTTTGCCATGCTTTTTTCTCCTTTCCCAGTATTTTCAAGGGTTTGCACTCCCTGTCAGCAACATACACTACCACATAGTCCTTTATATATCCAGTGTTATTACAGATATACTTTTGCTAATTCCGGGGAGAAAGTCTTGACATTCAAAACCCGGATTTTTTCCCATTCTTCCTCGGTTAACAGCTTATCTTCATGCATCCTTTTTAAGAGAAATTCGGCAATCTTATACCGCACCTCATTCGCTCCGCCTTCCATCATCTTTTCCCTTTTTCCTCCCGCAATTTAAGAACGTTAAATTCATTCTCCCAAGCCAAACACTTTTGCCCAGAAGAAACACCTTTACATCATCCCGATTTCAGCCATGGTTGCAGCCTCATCTTCTTCCCGGAAATACTGTTCCGATACATCCCTGCTGACTGAAAGCACCTCTCCCGCGTCCTTTTCTCCCATCTGGATCGGGATTAAGAACGGATGGATTTCCTTACAGAATTCCTGATTGGGACAGCTATTGATAAAATAGCCGCAGGTATCTAATATCAGCCTGTCACACATATCTGTGATGACGATCTTTTCGGCTTCAAACATGTGGCTGCCGATATAATTTGCGATATTTTCTGCCGTGGTCGAGATATAGTCCTCTTTCCGCTCCCCTCCATCACTCGGATAAAGATAGGCATATCCTGCCCTCTCCGTTTCAAAAATCCTTAACATCATTTCGGTATCTTCTTTCTTCATCTCCTGTTTTCCTCCATTCCCCATTTTTCAGCTTTTCTTAACTCCACAAGAATACGGCGGAAGTTCCCCTCCGCCGCATGGTTTCTGTAATTAAGTCTTACTGCCATAATCCTTCACTTCATAAATAAAAAGTGTCTGTCCCTATTCGTCACTACTCCCCGGAACCAAAACGCCGCCAAAACAGAGAAGAAAAAATCCCAAAGCCGGCATTTCATGGGCAGTCAGTCCAGACTGTCTTTGGTCCCTGCCACTCGGACAGGCAGACATCACAGGTATCTCACCTCCACCACTGCGTGCTGGCTAATCTCAAGGTGTATCATTATAGGCCATTCCCCTCTTCGCGCCTGTCCACCACAGACAGGCTGTACCCCGGCTTTCCCGCTCGGCTCCTTAGATGCGGTCTTTTTCACAGCATGGCTGGCAGAAAGAACATCTGCCCGATTGCTGCAGGAGTGTCACTGCGCCCCGGTTACGGCTCATGAAACGGCTAACGTATCTGAACTGCTGGATATGGCTGGCAGGATATGGCGTGATTCCATCCTGCGCTCGGAGTCCTGTATTCCTCTCCGGCATTTTTCAAGGTGCGTTTTGTCTGCCTGTGTCGTATCCACACACGAGACATGAGAGGAGTCCCGGAAGAGACCATCTGTCCAGAAAAAGTTCCTCTCATAAGGTACTCACAGAAAAACACGTTTTGAGGGGGTATTAATCAAAAAATTTTTTTATTTTCTTTACCGCACCGTTTATGCTCTCCCGGATGTTCTTCTCTCCAACCCCTTCTTTCGCTGCAATCTGCCGGTATGTCATGCCCTCAAAAAAATAAAAATGCAGCCGCTCTCTCTGCACCGGGGTGAGTGACTGCATTGCTTTCTGCAGGGTTTCTATTTCCATCTGCCGGATGACCGTATCCTCTACCGATTCCCCGGTCAGCTCCACCAGATCTTCCGTTTCTCCTTCTGTATATCCGTCCTTGGTCGTATGTCTGATATCCCGCATTTCCTGTGCGTGGGCTTCTTTGCGGAACGTATCGGCAAGTGCCTCGTAGACTTCTCTGGTCACATAGGTGTATTCCAGCTCTCCAACTGCATCTTTATAAAAATCCTTTACTCTGATCCTGATCCATTCTGACATTCAAATGTCCTCCATTTCGTAATTTTTTTGAAATGAAGGACATCTGGCGGACCTCTGGGTTCTGCTTTACTGGAAAAAGACAATAAAAAAAGGTGCTGTTCCCATGCAAAATAAAGCATGCAAAACTGCACCCGGATGTTATCCTTATGAACTTTTCCCTTTCTGCCGCCCCCTGCAATCCGGTGCGGCATGAATTCCCCAAAACATGCCACGCCTTTCTTCTCCTAAGCCTTTTTGCGGTACTATACTTGGAAAGAAAGTGCGCTTCAATATAAGTGTAATAAGTCTTACGGTACCTGTAATAAGTTACCGTCTTGGATTGTCATCCTTCCTGTTTTCCAGAAAAAAAGTCCCTTCCGTTTGTTCGGAAAGGACTATCTATTTTCGGTATGTGACTGTATCCATAGCTGTGCTTTTCCTATAAGCATAAACAGTGCCGTGATGCAGATTCCTGTATAAACAGCGTAAGCATACAGTACCTGGCCTGCATGCCACAAAATGCCAAGCACAGCCAGTTCCAACGCTGCAATCAGCCTTGCTTTTCTGCCAAAATGCTTTTGTTCCTCTTTATCCAGTTTTCGGTTCTTGCTGTGCATGGGACTGAGTAAAAAAATAATCCCTGCGGACACCAGCAATACTGCCAGCAGCCATGCCAGCGATGTCTTACAAAACACAGCCTGTGTATAAACCGGAACCAGCAGCACCAGATTGGAACCAAGATAACAGAAAATCCTGCTGTCTGAGTGATATCCACCAGTATAGCTGCGAAGAACCATAAAAGAAAGGGTAAACACTGCCACAACCGCCAGTTGCTCTGTGAGCAGGCCGATGACCAGTGCCGTCACAACGTTTAGAAGCAGGATCATACCATTGCGTATTCCAAACTGGTATAATTCCTGCTCCTCCTCTTTTATGATTCCCCGCTCAACCATACGATGGCTGAGCCATTTCGTCATGATTTAAAACCTTCTGAGTTTTTTGGAATCTTCCGGCATCTTGTCCTGTCCCAGATACCACATGCAGGAACGGTTCGTTGCCATGGTTGTCACCATAAGTGCCAGTGCTGCCATCACACTCATGGATTTGCTGCTCAGTCGGTACATCCAGTTTCTTTTCTTCATTTTTAGTAAAACCCTCCTTTTTTTGATATTTTCACTCTAACAGTTTCCATATAAAAATCAATCTATCTGTAACAAGTTGCAGGTTTGCTGTAATAAGTTGCAAGTTCACTCCAGTTTTGTGATTCCATTGAGCAGAAGGGCTGCCTCAAAATGTTCCCCCTGATCCTTTAACAGAAGCTCCCCGCCATATTTTTCTGCCACTTTCCGCACTGAACGGATTCCCCTGCCGTGTTTTATTTTATCTTTTTTGCTTGTCTGTCGATAGGAACTTGTCCCGGATGGCTTGCTGTTCTTAATGGATAAAAGCAGTCTGCCCTCTTGAAACTTTGATTCTACATGAACATACCGTTTTTCCTGTTCCACTGCCATTGCTGCCTCTATCGCATTATCCAGAAGATTCCCATACAGAACACCCATGTCCCCGATATCCACGGATACTCTCTGGGGGAGCAGCGTTGTAACCTGCATCGGTATCTCTTTCTCTTTTGCCTTTATGCTTTTTACTTTTAATATGGCATTCACCACAGGATTTGCGGAATAAATGATCTCTTCTGCCAGCCGGATATCTCCCAATACTTCCTGCAGTCTGTCCTTGATCAGTTCCGCACTTCCCTGTTCCGCCGCTGCGAGCAGTCCCGTCAGCCGGTTCTTCATATCATGCCGGATGTCCTGTATCTGTTCCTGATACCGTTCCATGTCCTGATAGTATTCGTTCCGGTATAAGATTTCCCTCTGGATCATTTCCTCTTCGTGCTGTTTTTCTTCCACTGTCGTATACTTTTCAATCATCAGAAAGATGATATAGTTTGTGATGATAATGACAAAGATGATGCACATGCACAGCACGACCATCTGTGCCGAGATTAATTCTTTTGCAACCTCTATCAGTAAAAAGCAACTGATCAGGCTGCATAAAGGTATCATTGTCAACATATATTGCGTTTCTTTTGGCATTGCTGATAGTCGAATGCTTCTTCTAGATTTCAGTCTGCAAAACACCTCCACAATAGTTGCTTTCAAAAGTGCCATAAAAAACACGATAAAATAATATGAAACCGTGGTATCGTCCAACACCTTTTCCATGAATGCCTTATTAAACAAATATCCTAATGGTTCTGCAACTCCCATAATCCCCATATACAGCAGAACCGCAATCAGCCTGCTTGCAATCCCTGCCTCATACTGGCAGACATATACACAGAGAATTGCAACCATCGTCACAAAATTCAGCCAGCTTATCCCCATCTGGTTCACCGCACTTCCAATCAGCTCGCACACTATCAGCAGAAGGACCGAAAACTCCATGGAAGTTTTTCTGTTTCCGATGAACTCCTCTAAATATCTGCGGTAAATGCAGAGGTCAAAAAGATTTATGACAAGCCTCACCCCATATAATGCCATGTCACATTCCTCCCTGCACAAACGCTATGTGCTTTTCCGTCAGCTCCTTCCGGTACCCTCTTGTCACTCCCAGCTCTGTGCCGTCTGTAAGCATGACCATGCCGCTGGATACGGAATGAACATGTTTCAAATTAACGATAAAAGAGCCATGAACGGCGGCAAACATGCGCTCGTCCAGGTTCTCCCATATTTCATTCAGGTTCATGTTGGACTGATATTTCATTTTCTTTGTGTGGATTATCGCCTGACGCCCCCGCTTTTCCAGATACAGGATTTCGTCAAACTTCAGACTGTACCGCACCCTGCGGTAACTAAATGAGAAACTCTGATTGGTCAGATTCAGATAGGTCCCTGCCTTCTCAAACAGCACACGGAGCCTTTCTTCTGAGATTGGTTTTGGAATAAAATCAAATGTGACAACTTCAAATACACTTGGCATGTATTTGGTATAGCTGGTAAGAAACACCAGCAACGCCTTAGAATCTGTCTCACGGATCTGTTTTGCCACCGCAAGTCCGTCCATTCCAGGCATCTCAATATCAAGAATGTACATATCCGGCTTTTGCTCCGCATCTGCACATTCCCTCAATAATTCTTCCGGTCTGGTATAAAACACATACTCCACCGCATAGTCGATCATACGCAGTGTATAGCGTCTGATCCTTTCAATGTCCTGCTGATTATCATCGCAGATTGCTACCCTCATAAATCGTCTCCTTCTCAAAATATATTGATCAAATATACATCCCGGAGACTGTGCTGCTTTAACGGCCTGTCATCAGCTTTCTCATATACGCAAGCATACGGTCTATAAATGCATCCCGTTCCTCCCTGCTACAGTTTGCAAGGAACAGTTCAATATCAACCTTATGATTTGTATCCCCCGTAACCAGATAAGTCGGCTCAATCCTGTACTTCTCATACAAGATCAGCATTTTCTCCGGCTGTAAACCATAGACACCACTTTCGATTTTGCGATAATGCTCTACCCCTACATCCAGCGTCTCTGCAAAAACTTCCTGCGTATATCCACTGTTTTCTCTGGCGGTTTGCAACCTTTTTCCAATCTGTATATTGATTTCCTTCTTCTCTGTTTTCATGGAATTCACCTCGCTTTTATGGTAATGATACCAACGAGAAATACCCGAAAACAGATTGTAATACAACACTTCAAAAGTCGTATTGCGACATATCCCCATAAACGAAAAGTGAGCAGCAGACACCAATCCGCTACTCGCCTTCTATCTTTCTTTATTCTAATTACATTTCCTGTTATTCCACCAGTTTCCCAAGCACCACATGATTATATTGGTAACTCACAATCCTTTAGCCAAAATCGCAGTTCCATAACAGTCACAGCAATTTTATATTTTACTTCGATTTCAACTTTTTCTGGCGGATTGGCTAAAAGCCTGTCAATATCCTGTTCCTCAACATCAGCCATTTTTGCTATCGTTAGCTTGGATATGCCATGATAGGAAACAAGCACTTCCAAAAAACCGCTTAATTGCTTATC